AGTTTGAGCTAACGACGGACTCGATCAAGGTCAACCCAGAGCCTTTCCGTAACTCCAAGGGGCAGTTCATGGGAACCCCAGAGGAGCTGGCCGACATTGAAAACCAGCGCGACGTAAACAATTTCCTCTATGAGGCAATCACCGACATCGAGACCGGTGATATAGACCTAGATGGTTACGCCACCGAGGAGTGGGTTACCGAGCAGATCGATGCCATCGATTTCCCCGAGACAGATCTTGATGGCTATGCCACCGAGACCTACGTAGACGACTCCATCGCGGCTATCGAGTTCCCGGATGGCACAGACCTCAGCGGCTACGCTAAAGAGGACTGGGTCACCGAGCAGATCGATGCGATCGATTTCCCCGAGACAGATCTTACTGGATACGCTACCGAGGCATGGGTAGGTGAGCAGGACTACGCCACTGAGGTTTATGTTAGCGACGCGATAAAAGATCTTGAGGGTCAGATACCCAGCCTAGACGGCTACGCCACCGAAGAGTACGTCGGTGAAGAGATCAGCAAGATCGTACACCCCACCTACGACGACTCAGGCATCAAGCAGGATTTGGCTGATGAGACTTCCGCGCGTATAGCTGGCGACAACACGTTGCAGGCTGAGATCACTGAACTGGCGCTGGCGCTCGATACGTTGCTGGTACAAAAAACTCACGGCCAGTGGAAGTACGTTGGCTTTATGGGCGACGTTATGGCCCGCAACCCCGGCGAGTTTGCTCTGGGGTCTGACGACCTGTCCGCCAGTAACAACATCATCCAGTTGAACAATACTGACCTAAATGGTCTGACGGTTGGCATGGGTGATATCAGCGTGGGCGACTATGTCGAACTTGTCGATATAAACAACCCCGCTAACTTTGTGCTGTTTGTTGTGGCTGGAGAGGCTAACGGGCAAGGCATCAGCGAGATCCCTGTAACCCTGAAAGAGAAGGGCAACAACTTCCTCGTGAACGCTACGTGCGAGATTCGATTCTTCGAGTTGAATGATCAGAGTATCGACCTGTCAGAACTGGATGACCGCTATGCGCGGAAGGATCACACGCACCCCGAGTTTACCGAACTTCAAGGCGGCATCGATGAGATCAATGAGTTTCTAGATACTCTGGAAATCCCAGACATTAACGAGCCACCGCCAGAAGGCGAGACTGACTTTCGAAGAAGACCCTCGTGGTTCTATTGCAAAGAAGTAATGGTTACAACGGGGCAGTCTCTAAGTTTCTACCTTTATAACGACGGCACTGGCGACCTAACAACTGCAACCCACTTTGATATCAACAGGGGTCAGTATTTGGTTGATGGATCGACCGAGTTTACCGAGTGGGACGAATTGTTGGAGAAGGGTGAGTGGCTCAACTTCTTTATACCCGGAGAGCACACTTACTCTGGCAAGGATCAGTACGTTGATGTTCAGGTAGGCCCGTTCGTCGAGAAGATTGACGGGGCAAATGGTTATGATGGGTTCCGCTTTGAGGTAATGGCCATCAGGGGGACGCCCGCCTACGCGACCCTTAATGACTACGATGGAAGAATAAACAAAGACTCCAAAAAGGTCGAAATGAACTACGGCGGGAAGCCGTCTGCCTTCGCCACCACCGACCAGCTAAACGCGTCGATAGACGGCGTGCTCGACGTGTCTAATAAAGGCGATGCTGAACTTCAGGGTCAGATCGACTTCATGAAGCAGGAACTGAACACTATCGTTCCAATCAAGGACGAAGGCGTCTGGAGGCTGTACGCCAACTACAGTGTCGGAAACTGTATGCCTACCAACGGCGGCACTTCAGCAATGTCCAGCGGTGAGTTTTCAGAGGTAGGTCGCTTTTACTGGGGCAACGGTTATCTTGATCAGTCTGGCAAGGACTTCACTGAAACCATAACAGACACAACTAATGAATCTCTTGGGACAAAGTTTGAGGTGTTCCTTGATAAAGATAACTGGGGTCTGTACCAGTGCACTAGAGTCTATGAATTAAGCAGTAAAACGTACTGGGACGTAACGTGCCTGAAATCTTCTGGGTCATACAAGTCAGGCGACATGCCGAAGTTCGAGTTCTTTGAGAACGAGGATAAAAAGCCTGCCAATCTTGATGGCTGGTTCAGCTACACGCTAGGCAAGATAGCAGACCAGATAACCAAAGATAACATCCACGAGCATCCCGGCAGGTTCATCTGTGTTGATGGCAATGGTGCGGTGGTGGACAACCAATACTCAACCAGCATCAAGTTTGTTTACTTCGCGGCCGTTGACGGTCACGGAGATCGGCCTCCGGTAAACGAGAGCACAAGAGATAGCTTTAGCCTAAAGGTCTGGGAGATTCGCACTAGGGCGTTGTCGCGGAAAGGAAACGTAACCCCATCGTTCTTGTATACGCCTAAGACAGACTCTAAGCCCTTTTATGTCGGTTGCCATTACAACCAAGCGGCCGAAGTAATCCCCGCTATCAAAATACACGCTGATGAAAACTGGGTAACTAGTAACGACGATATAGGTAGTTCTGGATACCCGCAGTACTGGAGATGGCCGATATGAATTACAAGCAAGTTAAAGACGCGGCCCAATCCTACGTTGATCGATACGATCAGGAACTGGTCAACGCTATTCCGGGCTTCACCAAGGTGGTGGAGTCCAAGATCAATACTGCCCTGAAGACGGGTGAGCAGTCAGTGCGGGCGCAGATATGGTTGGAGCGCGGCAATGAGTACTACGGGCTGCCCAGCGACTGGGGCGGCTTCCGCGACGTTGAACTCGTAAACCAAGAGTCTGGCTCTACGAGCAGGGGCTACGCACCTTCGCCAGCGGGTGGAATGACGCTTATATACGTCAACCCAGAGCAGATGAATGGAACCAGCCGCCGGGAGCGGCAGCGTTACTACACCGTGATTGCCAACCAGATTCAGATAGCACCACCAGCCGACAACCAAGTTCTAGAGGTGGTCTATTACCAGACCGTGCCGCCTCTGGCTGAAGATAAAGATACTAACTGGCTCACCAACAAGCACCCTGACGCATACATCTTCGGATTGTGCGCTGAGATATGCGCCTTTGCCAAGGACGCTATCGGCTACGAGCTATATAAGGGTCGCTTCGTTGATTCGCTCATGGGCATCGCCCAAGACGATCAGGTGACGAGATGGTCTGGCCCATCCCTACGCACATACACGGACGGACTTGTAGTATGACGAATCAAGAATTATTTGAGCAGGCCGTAGCCGGTAACTGGGCCGCTGAGAGCTTTGCGCCAAGAAGCGCATCTGACGGTGTCGGCAAGTTTTACCTGAACGGCAGCAGCAAGGGTTACTCAAGGTTCTCCGACAGCATCGATAACGGTCAGGTGGTTTTTTACGCGGCCTTTGATGATGACTGCAACCGCGAGGCTGGCTACGGCGTCTTCAACGCGGACGACATGTCGATCACCCCGGTTGAGACCACTGCCACCCTGCGTGAAAGCAGCTACATCGACGGCGACGTTGCCCCCATCCCATTCCCCAATGGCGGCACAATCACAGGCACATTCAACGCCGTCGCGTTCAACTCCATCTGGGCGCACATTTGGGACAAGGGCAACCCGCACGAGGTTAATGCTGGTCAGGTAGATCAGGACAACGAGAAGCTGCCGGGAGACAGCGTGCAGAGCGCGTTGGATTTTCTTATCAGCGCAATTGGTTCTGAGGGCATCAACCTCGCGCACATTGACGGCAATTTTACTTACATTGAGATCAAGCACGGGCCTTCCCGTGGATTCCCCGGCGGCGACGGGTGGGACGGCCAGTCTGGGAGCTGGGATCTCTCATCCGAAGATAGCTGGGTGTCAGGCAACTGGGATGGGAGCCTAGTTGGGTGGGATGAATCGTCCGAAGTGAACTGGTCATCTTTCGACCCCTTTGCCGACCTTAAGCTGGCGGAATTAAAGCTCAACCACGACACGGGCGACATATGGACGCGCCTCATTGATGGCAAGGTCGTAAAGATTGGCTCTAAAAGCACATCAGGCCCAGACGCGCCGGATGGTGGGCAAGGCGAGCTGCCGGGTGGCCCTGCCGCATGGGATCAGATTACAGGCAAGCCAGATAAGTTCCCCCCGGAGCTTCACACGCATCAGCAGTCTCAAGTAGACGGCCTTGAGGGCAGGCTGAATCAGATTGAAGACTCAATCACTGATGGTGGTGGCTTTGTTGATGCTCCAGATGACGGGAAACTTTACGGCAGGCAGTCAGAAAATTGGGAAGAGATTATTATCCCTTCCGCTGACTACACGCTCCCTGTAGTTCTGCGCTCTGGAGTCGCACAGCTCCCCTTAACACAAGACGGCAAAAAGTTAGCCGTAATGACACGCGGCGGTGAGCTTGAGCTGCCGCTGGCCGCATAGGAGATAACACATGGCTAACAGAATCCCTACATACGTTGACGCTACCTCAGAGAAGATTTCAGAGGTTCCTGCTGGGGACTTCCTATCTATTGAGGGCAGTGGCCTAGCAGAAGGGCATACCGTACTTACTGGCACAACTCCCTCTATATCTATGAATGCTGGGGGGAGCTTCTCTCTGGTGCTATCTGGCAATACCACTATCAGTTTTGCTGATGCTCCTGCCACTGGAGCTTCTGGTTTTAGTCTGGCAGTTACTCAGGACGCCAGCGGCAGTGGATACACGGTCACGTGGCCTGCATCGGTTAAATGGCCGGGAGGCAGTGCGCCTGAGCTTACAGCTACAGCAGATAAGACTGACGCCTTTATTTTTACTACCAGTGATGCTGGCGTTAGCTACGTTGGATTGGTAGCAGGGAAGGATATTTAAGTATGCCGACTCGCAGATTTAGCGGAATAACCGTAGCCGCTTCTGAGCCTGACAACGGTGGCGATAACTCCGGTGGCGGCTCTGGTGGCACATGCGTTGATGATGTGTTCTCCACGTACCTGTATGAGGGTAAAAGCGCAAACCAAACCATTGAGAACGGCATTGACCTCGACGGTGAGGGCGGGATGGTTTGGATTAAAGACCGCAGTGTCAATCAACAGCATTGCGTGCTGACAACTGATATTGATCCGCCGGTCAATAAATATTATCCAATTAGCTTTTTAGCCACGAACAGTGATGGATACCTCCAAGACATTTATGGCGGCGGTGGGGAAGGCCCGTGGCCTAGTAGTTACCTTTCAAATGGATTCTCTTTATACGACAATGAGAACTGTAACCGGATAGGAGACGACTACGTCTCATGGACATTCCGCAAGGCTAAGAACTTCTTCGACGTTGTGACGTACACGGGGAATAGCGTTAAGGGGCGTGAGATACCTCATAACCTTGGCGTCAAGCCGGGGATGGTCATCATCAAAAACACAACAAGTGGTAGTACCTCTTGGGCCGTGTATCACGCATCAGCATGGCCTGCATCAGGGTTTTTGCAGGAAAACAATGCGTTTCAAGACTCAGTCTCCACTGGCTGGTTTAATGACACGGAACCTACTGATTCGGCATTTACGGTAGGCGGCGTAAAAGATGCAAATCTATCTGGCGAGGAGTACGTCGCCTACCTATTCGCCCACGATGACTCCGATGAGTCGATTATTAAGTGTGGTTCGTTTATGCCTCCCAACCCGACCGCGCCAACCGAGGTTGGAGTTGTTGACTTGGGATGGGAGCCTCAATGGCTTTTGATTAAGAACGCAGATTTTACAAGTAACTGGTTTGTCTACGATACCATGCGGGGCATTGGTGCTACTGACACCGCTCAAGCGTTAAGGCCCAACACGGCCCAAGCAGAATCGCCGCAAGGAACGTCGGACTACCCTATACGGATCACCTCTACCGGGTTTGAGATTAGCTCCGCTACTTACGCTGGTGATTCTATGGGAAATGAAAAATTCATCTACATGGCTATTCGCAGGCCCACCAAGCCAGCGGAGGAGTTTGAGCCAGAGGAGTTGTTTGCGGCTCTACCGAACACATTCGCAGACGGAGATCCCGGCTTTAAGACCGGATTCCCGGTAGACATGGCTATCAGCGATGGCGTTTCTATGGGCTACGACAAAGACATTGCATCCCGTCTCACCGGAACAAAAAGGCTGGAAACAAACACAGACAACCCAGAGGGAAATCAGCCTGCTAACAAGTGGGACTACATGGACGGATTCCTGTCGGGATCGAACGGGGCCGATTATGGCTGGCTGTGGAGGCGCGCCCCCGGCTTCATGGATGTTGTTTGTTATGAGGGGATCGGTGGACAGCCGCAGGCTTACAAGCACGGCCTTGGGGTTGAGCCAGAGATGTTCTGGGTAAAGAACAGGAAATCCGCGAGGAATTGGGCCGTCTGGCATAAAGATGTGGCCCGCGATGGGCTTCTAAACTCAGACACCGAGTTTGTCGCTTCGCAATTTGATGGCGTTACCGAAGACACCTTTATCTGCACCACCAGTAATAAAGATATAAATATGGCTGGCGAAAGCTATATAGCCTATCTCTTCGCCACCGTCCCCGGCATATCAAAGGTGGGGAGCTATACGGGGAATGGTTCAGAGGTTGAGGTGGACTGCGGCTTTACTAACGGCGCTCGCTGGTTGCTTATCAAGCGTACTGATGACATAGGGGATTGGTATTTTACGAGCAACCCGGGCGCTTTCATAATCCTTTCAAAGCTGAACACTACGGACGCCCCAGTCAACTATCAGTCCACCTACAACGACGTACCTTCTGGATTCAGGGTTACCTCAACGTCAGGCGACCTTTGCGTTGACGGCGCTGAATACATCTTTTACGCAATAGCATAGGACTATCAACTATGAGCAATTACAGAGTACGAGAAACCGGAGGGGTTCATACCCAAGGCGAGATTCGCCGAATGAACCCTAATGTCTCACTGCCACGGGTCTGGACACAGGCCACATGTGAGGGGCTGGGTGTTGATCCGGTTCTTGAGGGTGAGCGCCCAGAGGTTGGTGAGTATGAGATGGTAGTGAGAGACGCCGTCACTCAGGTGAATGGTAACTGGACGCAGGCCTATAAGACCGCGCCTATGTTCACTGCCACAGAGGATGCCACGGTAGATGAGCAGATAGCTGAGTACGAGGCTAACAAGCTCCAGAAGCGCCGTGAGGGCATGTCAGCGACCAACGAGAGCCTCAGACTACAGCTAGATCAAATAGGCGTGTACGGCGTTATGAGCGCGGCTGTGGCCACCTTAGATGCCAAGGCTGAGTACGAGGGTGTAGATGTCACGCCATACGCCATTCACTGGGGCTATGCCACAACCATCAACCGGCTTGATGAGTGGGTGATTGAGGTTGCAGAGGCGGCTGGCATTACTGATGAACAGCTTGACGACTTATTTGAGGCCGCGAGGGGAAACGGCTAATTAACACAACAATCAATTTTACGTAATCAATATCAAGAGGGTAAAACCATGACAGTAGAGCAGGCGCAGTACATCAAGCAGTTAGATCCGCAGTACCCCGAGGGTGGCGATAGCCTTTCCGAGGGTGACGACCACATCAGGCTTATCAAGGACGCGGTCAAGGGGAGCTTCCCCAACATAGACTCAGCCGTAACGGCAACGCCCGCAGAGCTAAATGAAGTCGGCAATATCAAGGCCGAGCTTGATGCCTTGGAGGCAGGCGCTCACGGCAATGTGGCGTCTTGCTATTTCAATCCCGACTTTACTGGCTCCGTAAACGGAGTAACGGGTCTGGTTTACGGCCACAACATCGCAAGTGTTGAGGCCGCAGGAATTCCAGAGCTACCTCAGACTAAGATCACCTTTACCGACGAGCTTCCTGATATGGGGGAGAACTACTCCCATTTTGCGTTTAACTTTTCGGCAGTAGATAGCTCTGGTTCCCCGGTGATACTAAAGGTTTCCGCCGCCGGGGCTAAAACTGTCGGCTTTATAGCTTGGAAGTGGTTAGAAAACGATTGGGTTCCAATTGATGGCATGAAGCTTGGGTTCACCCTTATCGTTGTAGATATGGACTCTGGGCAGTAAAAGGGCAGCACTAGAGTGAGTATCAATAAAGAGCTACCTATATCAATGCAGGAGATCCGCTGGAACTTCAAAGGGGAGGAAGGCGACATCAAAAGCACTGATCGCTATGTCAGTGATATGCGCCAGCTTGGTATAGGTAGCCGCTTCGACTTAGAGGGCTATAACGGCATGGCCTACGGGCTCCAGTACCAACTGGACGACTTTGACTGGTCTACTCACGGCGATATCTACAAGCTAAGTAAAGAGAGCAGCGACAAGCGACTAGAGGGCGCTATTACTAACGTAAGCGACCAATACGCAGACTGGGACAGTGACAGCCAGCGAGGCAAGTACTTCTACCTGTTTATTGATCAGCAGCCCAGTGACAGAACGCCGGGGGCCGTCTATATCAACGGATGGTGGTACGCCAATGAGCCGGGCGACTACAAGGTAAAGATGAGCCTAGAGACGGTCGACGGCTGGGCGGACGGCGCGATGTTGATAGGCGCAGTTTTTGGATACCGCAACGGCTATCTCGACGGCGAGCGTAAGGACTACATCGTCCACGGGGTCGGAGAGGAGAGGGAAAAGAACAAGATATACGAGTATGAGGATACCTTTACGGTTGATAAGAACCACCGCCACGTAGTGATGAGCTTCAGCGTGTGGCAGCCGGGGGGCTACGGCTACAACGCCGTTTCGTATGCAAGAGTACACAACGTAACAGTCGAGAAAATCTAATGAGAACTTTCGCAGTCATGTACAAGCCCGCTTTTGCTCATCCGCGATGCAAGAAGTTTCAGGCTCGTAGTTTCAAGGACGCACTGACCAAGGCCGGCAAGAATATCGACAAAGATTTTGATCCAACGAAGACGCCGCTAATGCTGGTCGATTTTCTGGAGGAGAGGGCAGAGATGGTGGCCGATCAAGGCAACGGGAGAATGAGAATTCTTGAGGATGAAAACTACGGTGAGATGACCGACTTCACAAGGAGAGTTCTGTGATTGCCGAACAATTATTCGGTGACATCATCTTTGCCCTCAAGGGCGCGAAGCCAGACGTTGGTCGCGGATGGCAAAAACGATGCGCCGTCAACACAGAATGGAACATCCTGCCCCGCAATAACCTAACAACTAGAGAGTGCGGGTACGCCCCGTTGAAATTGGAGAAGTGCAATGGGTCTTGAGACTGCTAAATACATCACCGAGCTGGACAATAGCTGGCCAACACCTAACGACGCAATATCCTCCGGTGACGACCATCTTCGCCTTATCAAGCGCGTACTGCAAGAGACGTTCCCGGAGGCTGGCTCCCCCCAAGCGCCGATTGTTTATCCGAGCATGGAGCAAGGCTCGGTGGTACATAGCGTGGCCGGTAAGTGGGCGGAGACTGACGGAGTCAGGATCGACACGGAGGGTAACATCCAGTGCGCCAACCTCAATGCCACCGGCAACGTGTTCAGCCAGTCTGATGAGCGACTGAAGGAGAGGCGCTCGACCATAGATAACGCCCTAGAAAAGGTGAAGACGATTGACACCTTCACGTACCTCCCTAACGAGCGGGGCGTGGAGTGCGGGATGGCCGCCACCGAGCAGGCAGGCGTCTCTGCACAACAGGTTCAGGCGGTATTCCCTCAGGCGGTACATCAGGCAGACAACGGCTATCTCGCCGTGGACTACGCACGGCTGTGCGTTCTCCTGCTGGAGGCAGTTAAAGAGTTGAGCCAAGAGGTGGAGAGCAAAGCGTAATGCTAATCAATGTACGCGGAATCGGTGAGGTCGGGGTCATCTCAGATGTGGCTGCGTGGGAACTGCCGCCCAACGGATTGACTGACGGGCGCAATTTCCGCGTCATGTCCGGCAAGATTCAGGCGTCTGGCGGATCGAAGAAGGACAACGTCACATACAAGTGGGACGAGCAAACAGGTAGCTGGGATGGCTCAACCGAATATAGCTGGGGTTCAGGCTCCGCAGCTGGCGGTAACATTGGTCACATCCTGCAAAGCAGTGACTTTGAGGGGAACAGTGCGTGGCTTGCGTGTACCAACAAAACTGTTGAGAGCTACTCCGACAACAAGTTTGAGGTCATCCTTGACATTGGCAGGGAGGTTGACGAGCTATCTTGGACTAGCTGCCAGATAGGTCAGGTCACGTTCCTGAACAACCCCTCATTGAACCCCGTCTACTTTACTGACTGGTCTACGGGATCAGAGCAGGCCATTGACCTCCCTTGGGTGGCAGGCGGCGACTCTTGGGAAGATAGAGGTGTGTACGCCCGGATCATCTGCTCGCACAAGAACTTTCTGTTTGCGATGGGCATGACTGAGCCAGACCCCGTCAATGGCGACACCGCCTACTACGAGGACAGGGTACGCTGGTCGCACCCCTGCGAGCCCAACGGCATACCCTACACGTGGGAAGGCCCAGACGTTGACCCGTCCAGCCTAGCGGGCTACCTGACGCTTGGCCGGGGTGGCCGCATCGTTGGGGCAGAAAGTCTGCGCGACAGCTTTGTTATCTACAGCGAGAAGGCACTCAATGTACTCGACTTTACGGGCGATGCGCTTGTGTGGCGCAGACGAACGCTCACCCAGAACGCCGGCCTAGTTTCACGCGACGGCTTGGTTGAGGTCTCTGGTCGGCACTACTTCATATCCAACGAGGACATACTTGTATTCGACGGCAACAACGCCCAGAGCATACTGCACGGCAGATTACGCAAGCGGTTTGGCAGCACCCTGAACGAGGACGCACGGCACACCTCGTTCGCCACGCACCACAAGATGATGGGGGAGATCTGGTTCTGCGTTGCGGAGGAGGGCTATGACCAGCCCAATGTCGCATACGTCTACAACTATAGGGACAACACTTGGGCCCTGAGAGATCTCAGCACCGAGCGCACGTTTGCCCACGCCGCATACGGCGTTAAGCCTACCGCCACCTACGAGTGGGAGGCTTGGGAGGGTCTGTGGGCAGACGAGCGGGCCACTTGGGCGACTGCCAACAGGCAGGCGTTTGACGGCGCCCTGCTCGGCGCCTCCGGCCCAGACGTTTACAACCTCGACACCCAGAACCCTGACGAGGAGGGGCTGACAACCTTCATTGAGCGAACACACATGCCTATCGTTGGTCATGAGGACGTTAGCACAATCACTAGGATCTACCCTCTGGTCGAGGGAAAGACCCCAGTGAAGGTATCGGTGGGCAGCCACCACTACGCTGGCGACGGCGCACGATGGGCTGGCGACAAGCGCGAGTTTTCTCCCTCGACGGATCGCAAGATCGATGTCAGGACTTCGGGCGAGCTGCACTCATGGCGCGTTGAGGGGCCAGCCAATGGCAACTTTAATATCAGCGGCCTCGACGTTGAGTGGCAACCGGCTGGTTCAAGATGACCTATAGGGCGGAGCCCGTACCAGACGGCGTCGATGAGGATCTCGCTGAGTTCCTAGACAGGCAGTTCTTTGGGATTGATTCGCACCTGTCTCGATTCACGGCCCCCATTGTCGGGCCGAAGCGCAGCGGAGATGTCTCCGAGGGCGGTAGCTGGAACGACAATCAGGGTAGCTGGAATGGCTCGTCCGACCTTAGCTGGACCTCTAAGCGCAGTATGCCAGAGCGCGTTATGCCAGACCTGCGTCTTGAGATAGGTGCAATAGTTTACGTTCGTGAGATGGGATTTTACGGATGCGTTGAAATAGAGAATGGAGATCTCGCATGGAAAAAGCTAAACCTGACGTAATCATTTACCCGAGGGTCGCCAACATCCGAGAGGAGTGGCACTGGGTCAAGCTGGGGATCGAAGAGATCCTGCACCTAGACCCAAACCTCACCTTCAGGCCGGAAGATGTATATGCCAGCTGCGTTGGCGGCGAGAGCCAGCTCTGGGTACACCCCAACTTCTTCAACGTGGCCACCATCGAGGTCGATGAGTTCACGGGAGACAGGACCTTCCTGCTGTGGCTCTCATGGGCCAAGGAGCGTGGCGGGGCAAACGCGGTGACGTTCGCCAGCTTCTACGAGGATGTAGCTCGGCAGTGCAACTGCCAGAGAATCGAAACGCGCTCGGCTCAGATGCCTGCTGTCCAGTATGCAGTAGACAAGGTGGGCTGGGAGATCAAAGAAATCATATTCGGAAAAAACCTACGGAGTTAACTCATGGGCGGCAAGAACAAGAGTAACCAGCAGAGCAACAGCCAGCAGGCGTCCACGGGCCAGAATGTCAATTCTGGCATGGGTGTCAACTATGGCGTGAACCAGTCGGGGCAGAACTCAAGCTCCAGCGGCAGCTCTTACAACAGCTCCAGTCAGGACGTATGGGGCACTCAGTCGCCCCACCTAGAGAACGTCTACGGCTCCGCCACTGACCAGTACGGTCAGGCTATTGACTCGATCAACGGTATGCAGCCTCAGGTTCAGGATCAGGTGAGCCAAGCGGCGTCTCAGGGAATGGCTGGCAATGCGGCACAGTCTCAGGGCGGCTTCGCGGCAGGGCTTCAGGGTCAGGTCGGCCCCAACAGTTATGTAAACGCCCTGAAGGGCGACATGATGAACGACGCCAACCTTATCAAGCAACAGAACCTTGGCGGTCTGGATGCTAGGGCGGCGGCGTCAGGCATGTCTGGATCGACTGGGTATCACTCGTCAGCCAACAAGATGGCAAACAACGTCGACAGGCAGACGATGCAGGGCATGAATAATCTGGGCTTCCAAGCGCACAATCAGGGAGTCGCTAACAAGATGAATTTAGCCGGGATGATGGATCGGAATCAGCAGTTTGGCGTAGGCCAGACCGGCGCGATGCAGCAGGCGGCGATGAACCAGTTCAACCCAGCGATGGCTGGTCTGAACGCAACCGGCATGTACGGCCAGATCATTGGCGGGCCTACGACGCTGACGCAGTCTTCTGGCGGCTCTTCTAACAGCTCCTCAAGCCAAGGCTTCAGCAATGGCATGAACGTCGGTATGAACATGAGCCAAGGCGGCGGATTCAACAACTCCGCTGGCGGTTCTTCAGGTAGCGGAAATTCTAGCGGCTGGAACATTGCGCCGCCTAGCTTCAGCTTTGCGGGATAAGGAGAGATATAATGGGTGGAAAAAGTAAAAGCAAGAGCTCATCGAGCAGCGGTAGCGCCGGCAGCAACATGGCCAACGCCGTTTCGCAGGTTGGCAGTTCTACGCAGGCGGGAACCAATGGCTGGCTGAACAGCCTCATGGGTGAGCAAGGCTCAACCATTGCCAGAACGATTATGCCCCTCATCGAGAGCGGCCAGCAGATGATGTCTGACAACCCAGCCCTCGCTAACTTTCTGAGGGCGACGGGCGGGCAGCCTATGCAGTTTGAGACGCCAGACCTAATTAAGTCAATGATGCCCCAGCAGGAGGTGGCGCCAGCACCCGCCGCGCCACAGCAGCAGGAGCCACAGTGGATGGCGAACCTTACGCCGGAGATGAAGCAGCAGTTCTACGCCACCCAAGGCCAGAGCCCGTATGGATTCAACATCAATAACTACATGAGAGACCAGAACCTCGGCGGGCAAGGGGGTCGATAATGGCGCGCGATTACACAAAAGAGGCGGAGAGGAATCGCGGCCTCCTATCGCTGCAAGGCGTGACTCCGCAGATGATCGAGGACGCCCCCAACGTGGCGATGGCGGACTCACTGCTGCCCATGCCACTGAGCCCCATCGAGAAGATGATCGAGCGCGACGGCAAGGGCAAGACCTTTGGCAAGATGTTGCTGGGCGGCATGACCGGCCTGACACCGTTCCTTATGCCCGAGCTGATCGGCGGCAACGCACGATACAAGGCCGAGCTGGAGCACTACTACGACCAAGTCGAGCAGCGGCGTGAGGATGCCATGCTCAACGGCATCAATATGGGCAACCCAACAATTGCCGACATTGCAAACCTACCAACTCCCCTTCAGGACTTGGGTGCCAGCAATTATCAGGGTAATCAGGGCGGCTACATGGCCCAGCAGGCACAGCTTGCAGGTATGTCATACACGGATTTCATGTCTCTATCACCAGAGACGAGAAGGTGGCACATAAGAAGGAACGCCAGCGAGGCTGACCGCGCAGACATGGACTTTGTCGCTGGGCGTCAGACGCCCGAGCAAAAGGCGGAAGAAGCAGCCGCCATAACGTCCGCCACAGAGAGGGCGAAGCTTGACACGGCGGCAGAGGTCACCGAGGAGTCGCGTATGCCGCAGCTTCAGGATGCGTTCGACATCACCATGCAGCTGCTGGATGACGAGAGCTACCGAGGTCTGTACGGCGCGATTGATGGAAGGACGCCAACCGTACTACCCGAGTCCCTCAACGCCAAGGCGAAGCTGGATAGGTTGAGCAACATCCTCTACATGTTCGCACGCGGCGAGCTGAAGGGTCAGGGTCAGGTTACCGAGCAAGAGGCAGAGGCAGCGAGAAGCGCGCAGTCGATGATCACAGACTTCTTGCAGAGCGACGACCAGACAGAAGAGGAGCTTAAAAGGCTGAACAGGAAGTTTGGTGAGATACTCGGTATCAAGCCGGAGGATATGTGGCACCCGAGGGATGAACGAGACCGAAGCATTAACGATCTTGTCGAGCAGTATACCAGATAACGGAGTATTTGATGGCTTCACAACGACAACTGGAGGAGGCTCTGCGTAATGCCCACCTAGCCGGCGACACGGATGCGGCTAGGGTGTTAGCAGCGGAGCTGAAGAGTTCCGGCGGCGGCAGGGACATGGGCGTGATGGACACATTCCGCGCCTACTCCGATGCAGCCGGCACGGTGCTGTCCAACATGGGTGGCACTATTGCTGGGTCAACCTATGGTCTGGCAAAGGGCCTATACAACGCCGTTGACGAGGGCACCTATGGCACTCAGGAAGGCGTTCGCACCGTCCGCAGGACGATGGGGGAGGTCACCGATCAGTTCTCTAAGGGCGATGCCTATACTGACGGCGGTCAGGCGGTTCTTGACTCTGCATCGGAGGCAATTAGACCCGCTGTTGAGGCGGTTGCCGACTTCGATCAAGACGCACGCATACTTGAGCCGCTGGCCGTGATACCGGGATCTCCGCTTGCCCCCGCCCGAAGTATGATGGGCGTCAGTCAGGGTGCGCCAGTAGTCGCCAGAGAGGCGCTACGACAGACGCAGAACGTGGCAACTGCACCCGTGAGGGGAGCTCAGGAGGCTTACAGGCGCGCTACAGCTCCGCCTGCTAACAATAGGTCTATGGGTGCTGCCGAGACAGACAAGGCCAGAGAGCGTATTACAACGTCTCAGGGGCTGCCTATACCTTTTGAGGGCGACTCCGGTCTAACACGTGGTCAGGCTACCCGCGATTCCGAGCAGATCAAGTACGAGAATGAGGCCGCAAGGGACGGCAACAAGGACATGCTTGACCGCCGCCGCAGTCAGCAGGTGGTCGCTGGCCAGAACTTTGACGCGATGGAGGACGACCTCAACGCTCCCCGGTTTGGCTCTCTAGAGGAGCAGGGCGCAGCGGCACGCCAGTCACTGGTCGACTACAAGGCATCAAGAAAGCGGGAGGTTGATGCCGCCTATCAGGAGGCCAGAGACGCTGGTGAGATGTCTGCGCCCATTGATCCTAAGGTTCTTGATGAGGCCGGCCTGACAGAGATTTTCCAGTCGGCTTGGATTAAGCGCGGCATTAACCCAATGAACGAGCCCGTATTCCAAGAGGCAAAGCGGCTCAACATCATAAACGACGACGGCACACTAAAGACCACCAACGCCGACACGTTGGAGACCTTCCGTCAGTTCGTAAACGACGCATACGACGTTACCGTGCCCAAGGAGGCTCGGCAGCGGCGGCTGTTCGTTAACGCAATCGACAGTGGAATGGACTCGGTTGATGCGGGGCCTGCGTACAGTAACGCGCGCGGCATTGCCTCTCGATACTACAACGAGTTTGATAACTCCCCGGTCGCAAGAGACTTGGACACCAACCAGCGCAAGACAAACTCCCCGCGCGTTGCCGATGAGAACATCTCAAAGAAGATCGCCAACTCGTCAAACGCTGAGGTTAGGCAGATAAAAGCAACACTGGAGTCGACCCCAGAGGGTCAGGCCGCTTGGCGAAGCGTGCAGGCGGAGTTCCTGCGAGACATCAGAAAGAGCGCGTTCGGGATGCAGACCAGCGACGGTGCTGGTACGCCTCTGCTGACGGCTGCAACCTTCAAGCGCAAGGTGGGTGACTTAGACCGGAGCGGGAAGCTGGAGACGATGCTCGGGCCGCAGCAGGCACAGTACATTCGCGACCTCGTTGAGGTGTCTGACGCTATCGCGTCACTGCCGCCGCAGGCAGTAAACCCCGGAACCGCCGGAGAGCTAATAAGAAGGCTTCGTGATCTGGGTGGCGCAAAAGTTGCGGGCGCGCTCGGCGCCGAGGCAGCCTTGACCGGCGGCTTACCAGTGTTTTCGATGATGGGGCAGGGCGCAAAGATGGCGGCTGATGCTGCCAAGATTAAGAAGTCTCTGGACGGGGCTGGTCTGCTAACGGAGGGGATGAAGTAATGAGCAGGGCGAAACTAGCCACGAGTCTGTTCGACTATGTGAAGCAGTCATTCGACGAGTTCGACCCCCGGTACGATCAGCGGGTTGGTGAGCAGCAGAGGCTGCAGGACCTGATAGTCGAGAAGATGTACGCACCGCAGCCAGACGTTCCGCAGCTGAAGTTGTCGGATCTGGAGGGTCGCGACTTCATTACCTCTATGTCCGACAGGACCGATGCCGGCGGTGTTATACAAAGCATCAACGGTGTCGAGCTTGCCAGTGAGCAGCCGCTGCTGGGCGGTCAGGACTTTATGTTCTGGAATCCGGGCAAGGTGTGGGCCTCTCAGAAGGGCGCCGTCACCAAGAACATGAACGCGGCTGAAGGCGACGATGTGCTATTCATACCGTGGCGCATGGCGCCCACTGGCAGTGACTTCTCCAGCATGACCGGCGGCACGATGATCCGCTACGCACAGTCCAACATGGACAAGGCAACAAAAAAGCATTTCGACGCCGTCATCAGGGGGATTGACGACAGCTGGGCTGGGCTCGATAGCGAAGATGCCGTGGGGTCCTTCCAAGCGATGCCCGACAAGCACCGCAAGGCAATCAAGAGCGCAATGGATGTGCAGTTCAGGAACCGTGGCGGCCTGAACATCGGTGAGGCTAGGCTGTCTATTGCAGACCCACGCCAGACTAATGCGCGAGACGCTGGAATCATGAACGTGGGCGAGCTGCACGGCAGCAAGCCTGTGATAATCGACGGCACGCACCCCGACTACTCCGACAACATGCCGGGAGTGGGCTTGGGGACGCTTGAAGACCAGCCTATGACGATCTTTGACCTCATCCCTGACGCACGCATAGGCGAGAACCAGAGGCGTGTAGGCGACGCCGTGGACCCGCTGAACCCTGCGGACGCAGACATACGCGCAATGCAGATGAAGCCCTACAGGGGCACCATCACACCAGAGATATTGAAGAAGCTGCAGGACCGTGGCGTTGATGTCGGGAGCATCAACCCAGCACTACTGGCAGTTCTGGCTGCAGGCAGCACGAGCCTGTTTGCGGCGCCGCTGCTAGTCGAAGAGTTAATGGAGGAATAGATGCCGAAAGGATTATTGCCAGTCGGGGCCGCTGCCGCATCAGCACTTGGCGGGCTGTTTGCGTCTGATGACGCGGAGGCGATGCCGGTTGCGAAGTTTGTTAAGGGTGTGCAGCACCCCTATGCGCAGCTCAGAAAGCTGGTCGCCAAGAATAAGCAGAACGGCATATCTCCAGAGAGGACGGTCACCGACTGGATTCATAAGAACACGAACTACGAGCACATAGGGAAGACATCTCGGGCGGTAGAGGGTGCCGGAGGTGAGCACTACAAGACCCAGCTCCAAGGCATCTACGACATGCTGCTCGATGGGATAGAGCCCGACAAGGTCGACAAGGATCTGATGGACGGCCTGAACCTGTGGCGGGACGGCAGGGTAGGCAGGGACAGCAGCTACGCCATGCCGCACACTGTTGCGGCGGCAGCGGCTGTAGCAGGATCAGGGGCCGCCAGCGCAGGGGAAGAGCCATTGCTGGGGCCGGGGATACCATCTGCATTTGGCCCGCAGGGAGAGAGCCAGACTCCAGAGCAGAGGGGCTTTACGCCTTGGTCGGACTACGAGCCACAGCCTAGCTACTTGGACCGGGTGACCAGCCTAGACACATACAGGGACGCTCTGGCGCCATACGCTAGGGGCCTTTACAACCTGTCTCAGACCGCGCCCGCGCAGTACATGGGTGGCAAGATAGGAGAGAGGATGGAGCAATACGACAGCGTTGGAGGGTTCGCCAGAGGCGTTGGAAGGGGCATGTACGGAGCGTTCTCCGGGGAGTCACCGTCTCAGGCTTGGGACGCCGGCGTCAGGGTTTCAAACCAGCCCGCAGATGTTGCCGGGGACGGGGTCGAGCAGTGGGCACTCGAAAGGGGCTGGCACCCAACCGACGCCGCCGCTGCCGGGATTGCCACCGAGTACATGACCAACCCGCTTGACTACATCGGCATGGGCGCCGTGGGGTCGGGAATTAAAAGAGGATTTAAGGGGCTTTTAAATCATGGCCGCTAAGATTGCAGCAGATCAGATAATTAAGAAGTGGCTGGCGCCCGCCCTTGTGGGCGGCGCTGCGGCTACGCAGTCGGAGGATGCCGATGCTGGCTTTGCGAGCCTGTTAGCCAAGGGGGCGAGCAAGGACGGCGCGATGGCGGCTGTGGGCAGATACTACGACGACTTTATCGACCCTAAAAGCTTTAAAAATCCGAACGACTTGCAGGACGCTAATGAGAGCCTGATGGCGCAGTACCTAATGTCGAAGGACGCCGGCAACTCTCGTCAGGGGTGGTTCGTCGGCGCAGACGGTCGGCCTAGGTTTGAGTTTAACGACGCCAGCGCCTCGGTGGACAAGAGATTTAATAGAAACGTTCAGGGCATGGTTAGGGACAAGGTGCACAATGGCGAGGACATGATCAGCGCGCTTGGCCTGCTGCTAAAGCACGACAACCTGTTTAACCTCTACCCAGACTTTAAGGATATGCCGCTGATATTCCAGACGGGAGAGGAGATAGGAGGTGCTGCTGCTGGATACGTCCCGCCGTCTGATATACCCGCCTCGATAATGAAGCGATACCCCGGCTCAAAGTCGGGCTTAATGGTGGCGAACGCGGACTACATGCTGGAGGGCGACAGGGAGGAGTTTATCAGAACCCTGCTGCACGAGGCGCAGCATGGAATACAAAACTTTGAGGGGATGTCTGCCGGGGCAAGCTCCTCGTGGACCCCTGACGAGTTCCTGTCAAAGCACCTCGACTACTCAGAAAAGGCGGGCCCCAAGGCAGACCTGATGCACAAGCTCATAACAGATGCCGAGAAGCTCGACTCGCACGTAGTAGAGGGGAGTCCTAGGCCGGCGGACGCACACCAGCAGGAGCTGTCTAGGTTCTTCTACGGCCTGAACGCCGGAGAGGCAGAGGCACGCGCCGTGGAGTTAAGAAGGAGACTGAAGGCGGGAGAGCGGGCTGAGCAGCCGGCGTGGATGGACTACACAGAATGGTATGACCGTCCGAGGGGGCACCGGTCCCTGTTTGACTTCATTGAGTCCAAATAGATGAGCGCGCTATCGTTAGTTAACATCATACGGAAGGCCAGAGGCGACGACATTGCCGGTGCGGTAGAGGACCTAGTGCGCGTCGGGGGCTTCCCTGAGTCTGTGGCGAATCGCATCGCCACGGGCGAGCTGCCTATGGACCCTGCGAGCGTCGAGGCTAGGCGTATAGCTCAGGGCTACGGCGACGAGCTGTACCACGGCAGCACCCACGACATCACCGAGTTCAGCGGTCAGGGCAACCCCGGTAACGACTGGGGTCAGGGCACGTACCTGACGAATGACACATGGGACGCCAGCACCAACTACGCAGGGGAAGGCCCAGACCTCACCAATCGAATAGAGAACACGAAAGAGCAAATAGAGGATGAGATAAAGGGTAGGGTTAGATATAGCGAGGACTTGAACGAGACCTTGCTAGACATTCAGGACGAGTACGGACTAAACGAGCATGACATGGCAAAGGTCCGAGGCTGGGCTGACGACTCTGGGCTGATTTCTTTTCACGGTGGCGTGTACATGCCTGACCACCCGGAGTTCTTGCTTAACGAGCAGTCCGAGAATCTGCTGGCCTCGGCCCTGACGAGCACGATAGCCAGAAAGCAGGTGAAGGGTGCCAACGATGGAGTGATCTATCCCGTTCGCGTCAAGCAGGACGGCCTGCTAAACGTAAAAGACGAGGTTGAGCTGCCCAACTATAACGCGCAGGCGGCTGACGAGCTTGGCTATGACTATGACAAGTACGTCAACGAAGATTATGACGAGGATGTGCTCTACGAGATAGAGGAGCGCGCTACGGAATTAAATTGGGAGGACTACGACAGCCCCAATCAGAACCTGTTTGGCGTCGGGAATGATATGGACGCCGATATGTCGCAGGTCGAGTCGATATATGAGGGCGATACGTGGCAGGACGTAAGGGATAAGATCGGGCCTGCAGCGGCCGAGACGCCCGAGGGTGATATTGTTGGTGCTGGCGGTGTGGTTGGACAGGTCATGGCGCGAGGTGGCGCGAGCGGCGTTGTAGATGATCTGGCGCCCTCAAGGTTTCCGTCGATGGGCGCAGGCCGCCACACGGTCATGTTCCCCGGCTCAGAGAACCAGATCAGGTCTGTGAACGCCGCATACGACCCGCAGTACACCGGCAGCAACATCATGGGCAACGCCACCGTGCCGCTGCTTGGGCTGCTGGCGTCTGGAACGGCGGGTGCAGGGGTGTTGCTCAACTCCCTGTTTGCAGAGGCTGAAAGGGCTAAGAAGTAGCCCTGCTCCATAGTTTTCCCGAAGCTTTTCCCGAAAGGGGCTACTCTCGACTGGCCTACGTCCCTGTAAGCCGCGTAGATATTGGCTCCGCCTGCTGGGCTCGAACCAGCGACCCACTGATTAACAGCCGGAGGGTCGTGGCTCTAAGAGCTAATACCTGTGCCGATTTCGCCCCGAAACCTTCGGGAAAGATCGAAAAGTTTACTACCATTCTATGTGCGTTTGCGGGGTTTGTTCCCGAAGCTATCTGGTAGCAGGGATTTCTTGCAAATCACGCACGTAGGTCTTACGCATCGCGGGGCTTCTGTGCCCTCCGAAGTTGTCCTGATGGTCGCTGATGCCCTTGGCCTTGAGGTCGTGGAAGGCAAACGACTCAATCCCGGCCTTTTGCATCTTCGCTTGTAGGCGTCTCCACGCGCTCCTGAAGGCGCTCTTAGAGTACCTATACACCACGTAGTCTCCGCCCCTAACGTCGCTCACAGCGGCTCTGAGGCGCTCTGAGAGGCATGTAAGCTCTCCCTCAGACCCCTTTAGGCGTATCAGCCGGACATGGGTGTCGGAAACGTCCGAAACACGTAAATTTTGCACCTCCGAGAGCCTCGCACGCAGCAGGTAGGCCAGCTCCATCATCTGGGATATAGGTGGCGGCGCCATCCGTAGCACCGTCTCAAACTCGCGATCCGTCACGTACCGCTCTCTCGCCTTCTCACGATTAAGCGTCACACCTATACAGGGGTTGTCAGGCACCTCGTGGCGCTCCAGAACCCAGTTCCATGCCGACTTCAGCACGGCGATATGGCGGTTAGCCGCCACAGGGCTCGGATACGTGTCCAGATAGCTCCGTATCGAACGCTTATCCACTTGGTCTAGCCTGACACTGCCAAACCTATCGTTGCCCACAGGGGCTCCTGTGAGCTTCTCGATGGCGCTGGCATATTCCTTCTGGGACTTGGGAGACAGCTCCCCAAACCTGTCACTATCCTTGTACAGGTCGAGGAGCCACCCAACAGTCTGCCTGTCGTCCCCAATCGCCTCCTCATACGCACGCCAGACCTCCGACATGGGGGCGTCAGGCGGTGCGAGGTTGATTGTTTTGCCCCACTTTGTCTTGCCGTGGACACGGCCTAGGTAGGGCTTGAGACGATATCCGTACTTGTCAGCTAAAACGTACGGGGGCAGCTTTCTCTTCTGCTGGTTTGCCATTGAGGTCCTCGGCTAAGAAGTCGTCAGTAGTCCGGGGCTTTCCGTCCCCGCCTATGACGTATCTTAGCTTGTTTTCCCGAAGCCACTCAATGACCTTGTTAGCCTGCTTGTATCCTGACAGATCCTGCAACGCCTCAAAGGGCACTACAGACACGGGACAGCTCCATCAGGTTGTAAATAACCACTGACGCTATGACGGCGGCCAGCAGGTATATGCCGTAGGTGTTAGTCCTACGCCACACTCTCTTTTTGTTCATAACACCTCCAGAAAGTTATGGGGCCCGAAGGCCCCGGTTGATTAGAACGGCAGGTCTTCGTCCACCTTCGCAGCTGGCGCTGCTGCCGGCGCCTGACGCTCCTCGTCGAGGTCGTACAGGTTTAACCAGCCACTGAACTCCGGGCCAACCGGCATCGAGTCCAGCTTGATGCAGACGCTCTTGTCGTCCCGTAGGAACGCGCGGCCCACTGTGATGTAACGGTTCTTCTCCTGACCCTGCGAGTCGGTGTACTTACCGTTGCTTGCTACTACCTTCTTAAATTGCTTCATGCAGCACTCCTTGCTTGCTTGACGAACTCTTGCTCTTCAGCCGACAACCGGCCCCACACTGCCTGCCTTTCATAGGTAGACAGCTCCTCTATAGTCTCCTCTAACAGCGAGACGTCCTGCGCCGACGTTGCATCGGTAATAGACGCGGCAACCTCCGTTAGGAAGTTATCCGCAACCTTCAGTAGTGCGCGCCACTCGGTCTTGAACGCGGTCTTGCGTCCCGGCGGTGCGTCGTTGAAGGTGTCGACCTGCTCCTTCTCGGAGAGGGTCTTGTGGACGAACTCGTGAAAGCCCATCGAATCCTGTGCGGTTATCAACTGCTCCGCCTTCTCGTATGTTGACCTGTCGACCACATGCTTCAGGTCGCCGAGGTACAGACCAATGCCCACGCCGTGCATGGCGATTGCCTTGACGAAGCAGCGCATCTGAGCGTCGCTGATGTCTCTCGCATTGGGTGTTGTTATTGCCTTGTTGCGATGATCCATGACCGGCAATTGCATCTCGTGAGTGATGTCTCTCACGGTGACTCCTGCCTTGACCATCATGCTCCCGTCTGGGAACGTGACAGGCTCGCCAAAGTAGTACGTGCTGTCTGAATACTCCTCGACCAGCGCGTTCCAAGAGAATGCCCAGCTCAAGTAATCCAGCTGACCTTTTCTCTCAATGCCATTGCTGACGTCCTTGCGCGATAACGCTATGTAGCGATTGACTTTATCCATCTATCCTCCTTGCTCTTCCATTAGCAGGCGCTGCAGATACCACTCAGCTTTCTTGAGGTCCTCCAGTGCCTGTCCCTTGAACCTGTGGCGGTGCAGATACTTATGCACGTTGCCTAGCAGGTAATCCTTAACGCCCGTACCGAGCTGCTGCGCGATGTAGTCGATGGCCTCGACCTCGCCTACTCGGTAGTGCTGTGGCTTGTTGACGTTGTCCGGCTTTATCAAGGTGCAGGTAGCGTCCTTGATGTCGAAGTTCCGGTTGTCGTAGAAACGGTCATTGATCAGGTCGTCCCACTCGCTTGGCTTTGCGTCGTTAATGGATGTCATGCATTTTTGCCTCCGCTTGATTGATGACAATGTGGCTTTCGTCGCAGAGCTTTACCCACTGCTCAACGAATCGCTCGACGCTGATTCCGTGGGCGTCTGCAATTTCTCTGATGTGCGAGATAGGAATATCCTCGACGTCGCTCACCATGCTGATTAGCTCCCACAGCTCAGACATCTCTTGGTCAGATCTCCAGTCCATTAAATCCTCCTTACCTTTGAGCCGAGCGACATGTACTCAATGTGCGGCTCTCCCTCGATGACAACGCCGCAGGCCACGATGGGCTTCTTGGCGAAGTTCTTGCCGTAGGCAAAGGCCATGTGCTCGTGATTGACACCGCACCCGACAGCCAAGCCCCAGACCAGCTCTTGGTCGGTGGCCGTGGCGCTGATGCCCGCGTTGCTGTGGTTGTGGCCTGACACCGTGCAGCGCATCCGTTGCTCCGCGTCCTTGCGGAACCCGTTGATGCCTCCAGCGGTCTCGCCGTGGTGATACAGGACGTTGTCTATTACAACGCTGTCAGCCACGGTCCAGCCCTCTGGCATACCGAACAGGTCCTCGATGGGGCGCATGTAGATGCTTGGCTCCATCCCCAGCTTGCGCAGCTGCCGCGCCGGGATGCGGTCATGGTTGCCCATGATCAGCGTCGCCTCTGGGAACGCCTCGTACCAGCCATGAGCCCGCTCGAGCGCGGACTCATACTCGCCCATGACGTTGTGCAGCATCGGCTCGCTGTCGTGAAATGACAGGCTGTGGTTGTCGAACATGTCACCGATGTGGATGACGGTGTCCACTTCACATCTATCGAACGTCTCCTGACAGAACTCCAGATACCCGTCCAGCTCGTAGGGCAGGTGGGTGTCGCCGATGATGCCGACTCGGCTTGGCCCAGACTTCTCCGGCCTATATGTACGAGCCCGTGACACGGCCCCCGACATTCTTCCTGCACGCCTCTCAACCTGCTCAAGCCGCTCCTTCAGGCTCTTGCGGTCGATGCCCAGCTCTCTGGCTGCGGCCGCCTTGGTCATGCCCTCGATGTAGACAAGGGTAACGGCCTGCTCCTGCTTCAGGGTGTTGCAGTACTGCAGCAGGTCACTTCCTGAGATAGGTGTAGACTTCAAGGTCGGCCTCCTTGCCTTTGGCTTTTCGCTCAAGCTCACCGTCGAGGCGTTTTGATTCACCTCGGTAGTGGGCTGATATTGCTTTGATGTTGTTGCGGGCGTACTGCTCTCTTCCTTTGCAGGCTTCCCTTTGAAGAAGCGCGTTAAGTTCCGCATCCGTGCTGTCCCTCCCGTATATGCTCCCGAAGTGCTCCCGCCACAGATTCAGATGTGCGGTGGGAAAACCCTCCAGATAATTGTGGCAGTAGGCGCATAGCGCCATTGCGTTCTTGGGGTCGTACCTGACTGCCCAGTGACCCCGGCTAATAAAGTGGCTGCACTGCAGGCCCTGTGGTTTTTCCTCGTAATCCTTCTCGCAACGGGCGCACTTCCACTCGGCAGCCTTGCGGATAGCGTCGCTAAAATGTTTGTCTGCGATGTTGCGTGAAATCTTGCCGCCGAACCCCATCAGTGAACGAGCGTCAGGTGAGGCTTGGGTGAGAAGCTGACGTCGAGGTCGAGGTCGTGCAGCCACACAAAGCGAGACCCAACCATCTGTTCGTCCATGTAATCTATGGCAGCCTCCTCCTCGTAGCCCTGCTCCTCTAGGTACTCCAGCACCGCCTCGCAGTCGTAGCAGATGACCGGGCCACCGTCTGCGTACAGAAACTTCTTCGCCGCGAAGGCAAACTCCTCTACTAAATCCACCTCGAAAATCTCCTTGTCGTCCATGAATTAATCCTCCTCAAAGTCCTCGGGGTCGAGCTGGAAGCCCCCGGCCCTCCGATACCAGTCCTCCCCGCCTATCTGGTCCCACTCGCTGTAATCCATACCTCGGCGCGCGATCCACTTCATGTGGTCTGGGCACACCCGCTTGCTCTCGACTTCCTCTATCTGTCCTCCCCTAGAAAGGAAGGCTGCAACTTCTCGGGATATCCTTTCCCGGTCGGTCTCCTTGGTCATCACTCGTTACCTCCTAGAGCAATCGCCGTTTTGTAGTGGTCGCGCACGATGTCCCGAAGGTGCTCGGGTACGTGCGTCTGCATAAAGCTCCTCTGGCGTTCTGGGTCGCCCTGCATTTGAAGTAGGGCTGCCGCAAAATGTCTTGGTGGGTGCTGGCTGTCCCACCATGCTTTGTTACTCACGAGATCTCACACTTGTCGCCGACACATGCCAGCTCGTGTGCTCCCTGAGTGCGATCCTCCAGCTCAAACTCGGTCAGCTTGCTCCAGTCGATGGGCCTCTCCTTGGCGACCATCTCGTCGTACTCCTCCTTCGTGATCCGCGTGTACACGGCCTGCTTATATGACCCGTTATCCTTTGGCAGGAAGGAGAGGCCAATGCAGTACGAGAAGTTGTCATATACCCATTGGCAGACCTCAAAGTAGTTATGAGGCTCGTAGTACGCGGTAATGGAAACCGTGTGGCACGCCCAGTGCTCGTTGTACATCCGGGCCAGCTCTAGCTGCTCGATGGTCCCAACGTCGTCCACTGTCAGTGCACCCTTCGGTGCCTTCTGCGGGAACGTGAACACCATCGTAGTGTCCGGCTTCATGACGCACGGCTCGTGCTGCACCCCGGCGTCGATAAGGAAGTCGCAAATTGGGTCTTTTACGTCTTGTCTTATTGTCCGGGCGTAGAAGGGCGCATAGGCTGGATGAATTCCGCTGGAGCACGCTGCGGTCTGACTCACCGTGCCGCTGGGTTTCACTGTGCATATTGCTGCCGACTCGGGAATGCCCAGACGCGCTGCCCATTCCTTGTTGACCCTGTACGCCTCTGCCTTCATGGCGGTCAGCCACTCAGCCAGAACCTTCTCGCCCTTGCGGCCGCTCATCACCTTGTGATCAGCTATGCCCGTTAATGAGACCCCCAATAATCTGAGTCGAGATGCGTTGTTAGACCACGACCTTCTGAGGAACCTAAACGACACCATCGTGGACTGCATGGTCCCGTAGATGGTTGCCAACCGGACCTTTCCAATCAGGTCTTCGAGGCTGTCGTCCGGGCGAATCACCACCTCGGACAGATTGCATAATCCGCCGTCAGGATCTAAGAGGATCTCAGCGCAAGGGTTGCAGAGGTAGTCCACGTTCGGATCACGCCCTACCTTTGCCGCCTTCTTCTGCGCCGCCTCACGATTGAAGATGCCGCGCTCCCCGGAGTAACTCAGGAACAGGCTGTGCATCTCACCCATCAGGTCAGGCAGATCCGGGCGCCCTTGGTACACGGCGCTGTTGTTTGCCATCGCGCGGTGCCCGTTGAGGTCACCCCACGCGCCAGTCTTCAGGCGTCGGTGTCTCTCGTCCCCTTGGTCGCCAAGGCTAATTTCGGCGCTGCGGCGGACTGAGCCGGCTATGACAATCTGGCCCGTCATTGTGGCTAGGTCGTGAAGGCACTCGCTGCTTAACTTCTTTCCGGCACTGTTGCGGAACGTCTTGATCGTGAACTCAAACAGCTCCTTGAGTGGCCCGGGGCCGCTGGCGCGGCCGCCGAATGTTTTCAGCGGGACACCCTTCTCGCGCACTCGGCTGTAGTCGATCTTCGGAACATCACCGGCGTACAGCATGGACAGCAAGGTCTTGAATGCCTTGCACCAACCGATACGCGAGTCCTGTACGACGATCACAGAGTCGCTGTCGTGAAACTCCTCGGCCACAGTGGGCGCCTTAGAGATAAAGCGATCCTCGACAGAGAAGCCAACACCACAGCCAAGCATCAGGAGGTACATCACCTCCGGCAGGCTGTGCTGCGGATCTGACAGGCCGATGGCGGCGCAGTTATAGATCGCTGCCTCGTCCTGCTCTAGGGCCTTGCCCGCTGTCCACAGGCCGCGCATTGAACTCATGACTTCGAGGTTAGTAGTTGCGTCTCGCAGCTCCTTTGCCTCGGCGTCGGTCAGGTCGCACCGCTTCTGCCAGAAGTCGACCATCCGGGCCACTGTTTCTGGCCACATCTCGCGGCGCTGGTTCTCTTCGTCCCATCGGCTGTACCGGCTAACTGCCACGATCTGCTGGTAATTAGTCATCTCACTCATTGACGGTGGCCTCCAGTACCCGTACAACCTCGCGGCGAACGCCGCCGCACACGACCAGAACGGTCAGTGTCATAACTATTAACTCAAACATGCTTTTTCCTCGATTAAGTTTTCTACTCGCATTAGGTACAAAATTCGCTGCCTAGCTTCTTGCTAGACTCCAGCTCGTTAAGCCGCACCAACATCTCTACGGCATCAATGGGTTCGATGAATGGGACGCCGTCGAGGTGCTTGTCGTACCTGTCGTCGGCGTACTGTCTTGCTTCATCTTCTCCGGTAAACCACCTAACGTGATTACCTTGGCTGACTCTGAATACCTGCATTCTTCCTCCATAACGATTGGCTTGTACTGACGCAGCCGGCTGTTGCACAGCAGGCGTGCCTCACGGTGGGCGTAGAGCCCTACCTTTCCTTGAAATTCCCGGAAGCGGTTTTTCGCGACAGACAGAACAAAGCATGGCCTGTCGTCGTCGACCTCTTCCCCGTTGTGTCTGGCTGCGGCCTTCTCGGCGTCCTGCCAAAGGATCAGCACCCCAGCTGCGGCGTTGACCAAGTGACTCGATCCGATGAAAGACTCACGCCCCGGTACTTTTCTCTCGCCCTCCGGCCCCTGCGGCTTGCGCATGTGGTGCACGACGACAATCGCCATGTCGTACTCACGCGCCACCGCACCCAGCTTTGCCATGAACCGCTTCTCGTTCTCCAGCTCGCCGCCCAAGTCGATCTGCATCAGGCAGTCCAGCACGAACAGGTCGCAGCCCATCATCCGCTTGCTGTCGATGATCAGCTGTATGGCCTCCTCGGGGCTCATGACATCGGCGTGGTCGATGATGTACATCTTCCCGTCCAGCCACCTCCCGAAGCGATTGAGGTAGTCCTCGTGCATGTTCTGCTTGCACGCAGACTGACCCGACAGCATGTCGAATAAGTAGTCCGGCGTAAGCTCCAAGCTCGCCAAGCAGACGACATGCCCGCTTGCTGCGGCGTGCAGCGCCCACTGGTTTGTCATGGTCGACTTCTGGTGCCCGGAGTAGCCACCGATCAGCGTCACGCCCTGTCGCGGTATCTCAAACAGGTTGTGGAGCTTGGACCAAGGGGCCTCAATGTCCCGCCTCGGGTTGTTTCGCCGGTCCATAACAGCGTCAACAAGATTAGAAGGATCGAGAAACTTGTTAAGGCCGAGGCTGGTGAGCATCTCCAGCTCGTCAATCACATTTCCTCCGCGTCCATCTCATTTAGAATCTCCTCCGTGAGTTGCAAAATCTCCTCGTTCCCAAGGGGCTCGACGCAGTAGCCGAGGTCCTCAAGGAAGTCCATACAGAGCTGTGGGGTGGCAGCGTAGCCCGCCCTTAGCTTCTCCAGTGCTGTCATGATTTCTCTCCCTGCATATATATTTCCGCATCGCAGGAACCCACCTCCCAGCTGCCTGTTTGGTACTTCAGGTACATGTCCCAAGCGACCGCGACCTGCTCAGGCGTACCGTACTTTTGCAGTGCCTCGATGTGGTCCAGTGCCCGGTCGCTGCGCTCATAGGCGGCTTGGTCATACATCTGGGCGTCGAAGTCCAGATAGGTGCCGGCACTGATGGACTCTGGGTCCGCGCTCACCTCAAAGAACGGCGAGGGCTCCGCATCCCATATGTCCTTGGCTACCTTGGCGTGCCTCGCGGCGGTGCCCACCTCCTGCTCGATCTTGGTGAGTAATACCTCTGGGTCGGTGATCTCTGACATAAATGCCGTGACCTCGTCGACCATTTCATTTCGGACAGCCCACTCAAATGCTCCAGAGCTGCCGTACTTAAATTCGGTCTTGCTTTTGTACTTGCGCGCCTCCGCGCACACTGAATCAAAATCCCACTTAGCTGCCGGCATTACAGAATCCCCCAATCTTCACCATCAAACTCTGGGTCCTCGTACTCCTCGAAGCGCTCCAGAAGGTCAGCAGGGTCCATACAGGTCATGTCGTGGATCTCCCCAGCGAACTGCATTACTTCCGTCGGCGTCGTCTCAGCGACCGCCACGGCGGCTGTGCCGGGCTTCACCTGAAACCAGTCGTTGCCATGCTGATACATGGGCTTAACGTGCCTTAAATAGGTTCTTGCTTTCATTCACATCTCCCTGTGACGTAGTTAATTACTTGATTAGGCGGAACGCTTCTTCCGCCATTGGCCAGTGGCCAGACACCGAACCAGATGGTTCTTGAGCCGAGCCTCACTGCGAACCGACTGGCCGCACTTGGGGCACGAAACGTACTGCTTACCCTGCTTCCTTGTGTCCATCTCAGACCTCCTTAGTCTTGTGTTTGCCGCCGCGCACGCGCTTGCTGTCACGCTTGCGGTCCTTGTGCGTTGCCGCACGGTGTGGCGAGTGCTTCGCCACCAAGTTGTTGATCTTCACCTCTTCCTCCTTGTCATTGCTCACGCCAGCTCGGCCTCTGCCTCCTCGACGTAGCGGACACGCTCTGAGCCACACAGGTGCTCCAGCTGAGACTGCGCGACCTCCACGAGGCCCCAGTACTCGGCCATCGCCTCCGCAGAGGCGTTCAAGGGCGCCAGCTTGCCGGCAACGTCCAGCAGGTTGCCCATGCGCTCCTCACCACGCTCCTCAGACACCCGGACCTCGCGCACGATGCGCCGAGCCTTGGCCAGCAGGCGCTCAACCGCCTTGCCCTGAACCTCCGCCAGCTTGGCGGCATTACTCACCTTGGGCATTACTCCACCTCACTCAGGCAGTCCAACCCGCCGCACTCGGCGGCCTCCAGCAGCACCGAAGGGTCCTGCCCCCAGATGTTGCGCTCCCCGCCAGCCAGAAGCCGCAGCTCCTCGCTAGAACTCAACCTCTCCACGAAGTCCGAACCGCCAGCACTCACAACGTGCCAAGAATCTACTCTGCTCATAGCCACCTCCAATGTGACGTAGTTATTTAACTGTATAAACGATCAGGTGTCTCCACCTATTCACTGCTGTACACTGCCTTGCTAGACTCTGTGTCGCGTAAAGCTACAGGTCGAAAAAAAACCAGCAAGCCCTCCGGTTACCTTTTAAGCAGGATTAGGACCAGCAGGGTGATGACCCAAGTCATCGGCGACACGGAAGCCACGGCGGGCAACGTAACGCCCAGCAGGGCGGCAACAACAAAGCCGACAGCCCCAAGAACGGCGACAGCCAGCGCGGCACCTACAGCCCCGGCGATAACTTCCAGCACGGGGTTTAAAACCTTCCAGAAAAACCAGCTGTCCATCACTTCAACTCCCCTCGCTTCGCGTCAATGAACTCCCGGACGGTCAGGTCCGACTTGGCAGCACCCACCCAGAAGGCTTCAATGTCCGCCACGGACATGTCGAGCCAGCCCTTGGTCTGCCATAGGCACGACACGATCATCGCGCAGTAGGGCTCTCCTGCCCACCCAGAGGTGGCGCTGCGCACCATGCGGTCCAAGTTCAGGTCACTCACCATCCAACTCCCTAGCCTCAATCAAGGCTTCAAGGACGTCACGCGCCCGATTACGCAGGGTCATGCACTGGTTGGCCAGCTCAGTCCTGCCGCAGCGGTCGTACTCGACCTCGGCGTTAAGGGCCAGACGCAGGACAACCGCGACCTGATCCTCGTCCATTCCACCCAAGTCCAACCCACCAATCGCTAAATCTTGCATATTTCTCTTCCTCTCAGTTGGTTTACATATAGATGACGTAGACAACTACTAGTTTATTCCCAACTATTTCAATTTTTTTTACCGCCCTCGATGACGGTGAGCTCTGACCGAGCGCGCTCGGCCCAGTAGTGGGACTCGAACGCCTCGATGTCGGCCTTGCGCTCGGCAATGCGGTCACGCAGCGAGTCGAACCGCATTCTGGTGTACTCTTGGTGGTAGTACCCGCCGTTGTCGCGCTCCCAGCTCTCGACACGGTCCAGCTCCCGCAGCAGCGCGTCGCACTCACAGGCCGCGTCTGCGGTCTCCAAGTAGCACTCAATGCCGGCCAGCAGGTACCAAGACCCGAACTGGCTCAACTGGTAGTCAAATGTCGTGCTGTTGTCCATGCGCTTTATCTCCCAATCCTGCCCATTACGCTCGCGCCCTCCCTTCCAGAATGTTCAGCGCCAGCTCCAGCCCTTCGAGTCTGCCTCGCTGGCAGTCAGCCTTCGCGATGGCTCGCTTGTGCTCCATGCTGTCCATTGCCTTCGGCATGGCCTGCATGATCTCGTCGTAGCGCAGGTACTCGTCCTGAAGCCTGCCTCTTAGTCCGTCAATGTTCAGTTCCATTTCGTTCTCCCTGTTTGCAGGTATATGACGGCGTAAACTACTAACTTATTCCAAATTTTTTTAATTAATTTTCATGTCCCTACACTAACTAACGCGCCGAATCCGTAAGTCATTGATCAGCCTCATAATTTTCCCCCTTATTCCAGCTTCATCTGGGCGATCACATCCTCCAGATTGTCCCGCTGCACCGGGGTCATGCGGTTGTAGCTCTCTATCAGCCGGGGCAGGCGCCTAGATACCAGCAGTGCGGTGTCGATATTGGGCGTCACAACGGCCTGATGGCTCACCATGAGCACGCGACATATAGGTTCGAGGGTCGATAGCCTCGGCGAGTGCTCGTTGTTGAGGGCGTTCCACACGCTCTTCTGGCTCTTCTCACCCATGCGCTGCGCAAGGTCTCTGGTCGATATGTCGTGCTCGATGCAGACACGCTTGAGGTTATTGGCTACCACTGTCGAAAGGTCCATGATCATCTCCAACAAATGTACGGATGTAGTTTACTACGTCACCAATATGGTGCAATACCCCCATTATCTGTGACAAATTACCAAGAAGTACCTGCGATGCGGAAATAGTAGTGAGAGAGAGGGAAACGTTGACCGTCAGGCGCTCCCAAGCGCCGAAGACAGCACGGCCCACTCACCACTATCCCTGCGTTGCGGGGAGAACTATTCAATATCGCCGCACTCTCCGTAGTGGCGGCGTGGCCACAAGTCTATCGAGGGTACCGATGCCATCACCACAGCGTCAGTCGCGCCTGTACGCCATCAAGGAACACTGCAAGAGCCACCTCAACATGCTCAAGGCAGAGGTGGACATCATGGTGGACAACCCCATCTTCGTGGCCGGTCACTCCGGGTACTTCCAAGAGGTCGAGGACAAGCTAGCCGAAATGCACGAGTACGAGGGCATTCTGACCGTCTTGGAGCGCCATTTTGAAAAGTGAACTCTCAATACTAACGGCCACCCTTTGTGTGGCCTTAATCCTTACCCTGTCTGGCTGCGCATCGGTGGCAAAGGACAGCGTCAAGCACGCTATCGAGAAAAGGCTACCAAGCGCGCAGGAAGCGCCACCAGCCGCGTGTCCGAACCCCGTAAACATCACAATCATCAGCAATGGAGTGCCAGATGCCTAAGTCAATCACCTACTTATTAACCGCCTTCCTACTGATCGCTGCAGCTGACGCTGCCGCTCAGATCATATATTTCGATGACGGTACTAGCTACGAGCTTGCAGACGGTGAGTCCGTATACGTCTCAGGCAGTGAGCTGTACGGCATGGACAGCAGCGACGACGTTGTTGTGTTCACCGGTCAGAAGCCCGTGGTGGGCGAGTATGGCTACAAATTAGAAGACACAGTGGTAGCGGAGACTGAGGTGGCAGAGACTGGGGTGGTAGTGGCTGACGAGGAGTGCAGCCCCAACGACTTCGACCTCAACCCCTGCAGCAACCCAACTCCTGTCGACAACTGCATCTTTGACTACAACCCCAGCGAGCCGGGAAAGCAGTGCCTGCCAGATGGCGTCACAGTCAACGCTGACGGCTCTATCAACCTAGGTGGGCCAACGGAGCAGGCGACTCTTTATAACGCTTACGTCTTCGTACAGGACGACACAGCGACACTGGCAGATCTGACCAGCATGGCACGCTTCCAGCCGGGGAACTACACGCACGCAGTGAACGTACTCAACAGCCGTCTAGCTGCACGTGCGGTGGGTGATCAGGGCATCAGCGACTACGAGCGCAGGTTCATGACATCCAACTTTATGGACCGTGTGGTCAAGCTGGGTGATCTGGTCGAGTCACTGTACAACCTAGGCTTCAGCAAGCAAGAGATCCACAGCGCATACGTTGAGGGTAAGTGATGCTGATCAATCGATACTTTGACGACATGTTCCACAGCGTTCCACGCATACCTTCGCGCTTGGTGCGCTACGGAATTATCTATGGCGGATCTGCTAAGGATGCACTGGCTGAGTTTGAGCCGCGCTTCGACGCGACCATGAAGGCGCAGGCAGAGAAGATGGTGGAGAAGCTGCAGGCTTTCATTGAGTGCTGCGAGCAGTATGAAGAGGCCACGGTCGATGGTCCGACAGCCGATGACGACGCCAAGGCAGCCGGCAATGGATAAGTTTCCCAACGACCCAATCGAGACAATCATACTAATTGCTACGTCAATAGCAGTGATAGGTGGCATATATGCACTGGTCTATCTGGCTCGTATCAATGGTGCGCTATGACAGGTGAATTAGACACTGATCATGTCAACGATATGGATCACATGTCAGATGATATGGACACTGATGATGTCCAAGAAATCCCACAAGAAATGGCCATTAAACAGGATGGAAAGCAGGAGGGCAGAGACCCCAAGACTGGCCAGTTTGTGGCTGGTTGGAAGGGCGGAGGCAGGCCCAAAGGCAGCAAGGATAAGCTCAATCAGCAGGTTATTAGCACGATGGAGCGGCTCTGGTCGCAGCGTGGTGACGAGATCATGGACCATCTGGCCAGCGAGAAGCCTGAGGTACTAGCCGGGCTGGTAGCTAGGCTGATACCACAGTCACTCGCAGCCGAGGCTATCACAGGTGAGGCAGAGAAAGCTCAAGGTAATCAAGACGTTACGATCAGGCTGGTATCAGATCAACGTCATGAGGTACTGCCATCACGTGAGGTGCAGGGTGAGCTGATGCTACCCGATGAGACAACCCACTGATCTCTATAACGTAATGGTATAACAACAGTCATCCATCCTAACTTTCCTAACTGGTTTAAATGCACACTAT